CGGCATCGCGTACCACTTGCTGGCGGCCAGATCGGTGGCAAACGTGCCGCCGGTGTGCGCCGTCGTACAGTAGTAATTGACGCCGCCGTTAGATCGCAGATCGCCGACCGCGAACACGGTCGCCGTCACCCAGGCCGCCGGTGTCGCGTAAAGCAAAGTCGCGCCAGCGGTATGGAAACGGAAATAACCGGCGCCGATCTCGATCACCATGGTTTGTATGGTCGAATAGGTGAACGGGATAACCCGTGTCGCATTGGCCGAGTTTTTTACCTCGCGCACAAACTGAGTGCCGGGCCGGTTCTCGGCCGGGCCTTGAGGTTTCAACATAAAATTGAGACAAGTGGCAAGGCCAGACTGGTACCGGGTGTCGTCTATGCGCGACCAGAATTCTGGCGTGACTTCGCCGCCGCCAAAGCTTTTTTGTAGCGTTCGGATGCTCATCGCACCCAGGCCCCAGGGTTATCGTCGCCGATCGCGGATACCGGGATCGCGCCACGTGCCGCCAGGAAATCGGGATTGTGCCGAAGGGTGACTTTACGCTGTGCCGCATCCGACGCCTTCGCTTGGGCTAGCGATTCCGTAAACATTCTGCGGTAGGTGATCGCCATCTTTGCGCCGGTGTCCCCTTTCAGTATCGGACCGGCCAGCAGTGACGCCAGCTTATCCACCAGCGCATCGACAAATAGCGGCTGGAACTTGGCCGGATCAACCACGCGCAAGGTGTAACGGGCAATCGGGTTTTGTATGTTGGCGTAGATGACGGTCGTACCGTCGGCCAGCGCTTCAATTTCAAACTGTTGCGGATTCTGGTCGTCTACCGAACCGGCATTGAACAGGCCGATAATGTTGATCGAGTTGGTTGGCTCGGCATAGGCGTAAGTCCAGCCGAATGCCGGCGTAATCGTGAGTAGGTTTAAGGTTGCCCGGCTAGTGCAGAAAGACCAGTAGTGCGAGTCGAGCATGGTGTCCAGCGCCATCGGGTAAAACCGTGCGCAATGATCTGCCTGGGCGCTTCCTTCAGGAGGATCAATAGACGAGAGCGAGGCTTCATCACCCAGTAATGCCAAAGCAAGGTTACAGATATCTACAGCATTGGCCACGACGATACTCCTTAAAAATACGGGGACACTAGGCCCCCGTATATGCTGCCCTACTGAAAGGTGTTACTTTGCCGCTTCGGCTTCCGCTGCTATTGCGTCGGCTTCTGCTTTCGCCGCGAAGGCAATCGCATCGGCTGCCGCTTCGGCTTCCGCTTTCGCTTGGGCCGCTTCGGCTTCAAGTCGCGCGATTTCTTGCGGCGGTGCTTTTGGCAACGCTGCAGGCGAATCGAGTTCGGCACGCCGTTCGGCGTCAAGGCGTGCATCTTCCACCGTCTTGGCGTCCGCTACATCAAAAGCCTTGCGGGCTTTCTTTGCGGCGGCGTCCAGCGGTTCCCAGTGATCGGCCGGTATTTCGTCGGTGTCGATCTCTTCGCCAGGTTTCACCATGATGTTACCGATGAACGACAAGGCTAATATGCGATAGCGGGCCATGATTAGATGACCGCAAAACCGCTAGGGTACGCTTTGAAATCCTCGACATCAGGGCCAAAGTCCGTGAAGAACGCACCGGCCGTCGACGTACCGACGATCACGTAACGCACACCGAGGTAACGCTGGCCCTTGCTCAACAGTCGAGTATTCAATTCGGCCGTGAAGCGCGAGCCCAACGTCATCGCCGCCGTCAACAGCGCGCCGGTGGAACCGATTTGCGTGACGTTAGTCGTTAGGCCGGCGTCATCAGCGACGATGATTTGCGCATCGATCGATATGGCGCCCACTTGCGCGACCAGGGTTTGCATGCGCATCTTAAGCCAGTCGTTACCGGCCGCAATATCGCGGTTCTGTAACAGATCGATCGTGTTGGTGGACAGCACGGTAACGCTGGCACCTGTCACGGTCTGGCCGGTGATGACTCCCAGCGCGGAGACCGCGCCGGAGACGAGTAGGTTGTTATCTACATACATAATGTGACTCCTTAGTTATAGTCAGTTAAGCGGTTAAACGACGCGAGCTTCGGTGTTCAAAAGCTGATCGACGCGACGCAGTGGAACACCCATAAACGAGGTCCATTTTGTCGGCGTACCGAACTGGCTTAAACCGGATTCGATGGCCAATGCAGTGTTCGACTTGTTCAATGCGGCGATACGCAACATCGAGGCAACCGTACGATTCATGTAGAACGCCGGACGGCCCATCGACAAGTACGGAACGCGATCCAATGCGCGAGACATCAAGTTAATGATCTGCGTGGCTGCGGTAGACGATTGTGTCGTCGCTTGCGTCGCCAAGTCAGTCACGTTGATGTTGCAGATACGGACCACATAACGCCAATCTTTCACGACCAGGCCATTCTTCCACTGGTAATGTGTCTGGAAAGCTTGGAAAGGGTTGCTGTTCGGATCGTAGATCGTCAGTTCGCCTTGGTCAGTGTGTTGCAAGCCTGCTTTCGATCCTTTTGGGAACGGGCAGAACACTGTATTTTCGCCCCACACAACAAGCCAGATCGACGTATTGTTTGAACCGGTACCGCCAGCATCCAAAATATTCTGTGCATTACCGGCGCCGGAAATGGTGCCGTAACGTGCGGACAAACCGAGGTATTGACGTGGGTCAGTAGCCGGATTACCGTAGAACATTGTTTGTACTTGCGTTTGGTTCATCGCTTCGAGGAACGCGCTATCTTCCGACAAGCGGAACTGAGCCGTGTTACCGTTGAGCAGCGCCAAGTCCTTATCGACCGCGCAATACGCCTCTAACAAACCGCAAGCTTCGTCCACCTGGGCCGTCGTGCTTTTCGAGCGCGGCACACCTTGGTTAATCGAGCGCCAGTAGACAGTCGGCAAACCCGTGCGAATCGTGACGCGATGGCCAGTAGGTAAGTTACCTTCGGCGAAGATCGCATCTTCTAACACTTCATTGGATTGCGACAGTAATTCGGCCACGATGGGCACGGTACCGTCAGGATCGACGCGCTTGGCCCAGTCGGCCAGCGTTAAATAGTTGGTTGCTAGAGTAGCCATGATTTAGGTCCTTATTAGGATTGATTCGGATAAAGGGATTTAGCGGGGTTTCCGCCGGCTGGCTTATCACCTGATCCACCGGTGACGAGCTTGCTGTCTTGACTGATGGCGAGGCCAGCGCGGTAAAACGCTCGGATCATCTCCGGGTGATTACCTAGTCTTGACGTTTCGAGCAATTGCTTTAGTTCTGGTGTGCCAAAAGCGTCCATCGCTTTTTTCGCAACGGCCAGGTTCTCACTGAGCTTTTCGCCCCCAAATTCTTTATCGCTGGGCAACTCATTCAACCACTTGGTACTTTCAGCATTCACCCGGTCCGCCATCGTCTGGTCGCGCTTGAGACCAAGCTCGACAAGCTTCTGGGCTTGCTCTTGCGTGAGATCCATATCTTTGGCGAAGGTCTTGAACTGGTCCGCTAATTCTGGCGGCAAGTTTTTACCTTCTGGTACCGTGAAATCGGAATACTCGGCAGGGGCACGCGGTTCGGGTGTCGCTGGTTTGGCTTCGCCGTCGGGCACAGTGCCGTCGGTATTGGCCGGTGCAGCGTCGGCAGCTGGCGCGACTATCGGCGCGGACGCCGGGGGTGCGGTCAGTGCTGTATCTGCTGCGACTGGTGCGCTAGTTGGCGCCGTCGTCGCTGGTGCTGTTGCTTCGGTCATACTGTTCTTTCATCATCAACGTATAACTTTCGGGACATGCTTCGTGTATCTGTGCCATTAGCACTAGGCCCACGTTACGCATGCCTTCCCTGAAAAATGTTTCGGAATTACCGGTGAAGCTTGAGCGGTAGATCCCTGTTCGTTCCAGAATTCGCCAGGCAATCCGGCGCCCTCTTTTCGAACCCATAAGCCACTTCATATCTTCATTGGCCAGGTAGTTCTCAGTGCGTAATTGCTTCTCGCGATCACGCTTGTTTTGTTCTTGGCCGACGATATCGAAAGGATCATGCTGCATAGGGCTTGATCATCCTTTGACTGGCGCGATGTATGGGCACCTTACGTGCCGCCGTACAGCTGCGAAGCGGCGCTGACTTGCTTGTCGCCGGCTGAACTACCGCACTCCATATCGGTGATCTGCCAGCAACTCGAATATTCAGGATCGCCGCCTTGTGTCTGATGTTGGCTTGCTGATGTCACGATCACCTTGGCCGTGATTGTCATGGTGGTACCGACGGCCGGCGGCGCGGTGATGCCAAGCTTGCCCAGCGCTTCCTCGTCGAGCCGCAATTCGAGGCCGTACGGATAACGCGGTCCGTCGTCAGATTCACCCGTGACGGTGTTCGCTTCTTTGGCCTCTTCGGCCGATTGCTGCATGTTGACGAGCGCCATGATCCTGATCCTGGTTATTGTTGCGGTGTGCTGTAGCCGCTGAACATCTGCATTACGTCTTGCATTTGTTGCGGATCGACTTGGCTGATGTTCTTCGCGGCCTGCGCTTGCTGCGGCATTTGTTCCTGTTGCTGTGCTTGCTGTTGTGCCTTCGCGCGGTTCTCGCGGATCAGTGCCACTTGGTTCGACGGTACGATCAACTGCGGATCGATGCCGAGCATGTCCGAATACGATTCGGTCCAATAGTCGGCGTCGAACTTGTCGAGAATATCGGGTTTGAATTGCGCGATCTGGCCCAGGTTACCGACGAATCTATCGACGCCATTGGTACCGACAGCGCGCTGCGCTTGTGCCAGCATCGACATATATTCGATCTTCAGATCTTGGTTCTGTAACTCAGGTGGTGGCGGCGGAATGATCCCCGCCTTCAAGCATCGTGCGAACGTGATATCGATAATCGGGTCCAGCATCTCGTTATGCAAACGCTCAAGCACCGGGCCGAGCATCAAGAGTTTTTCTTCGTGCCGTTCTGCCACCTCGGTCGCCGTCATCCGGCTGTCGGACTGGTTGGCCAGCATCATAAACAGATCCGCGTAAAACGAACTGCGTACCCGTTCGCGCACGTCCTGAATATCACCTAGTAAATGGTTCAGGTCGAGCCGAACCTCGAACTGGGTGCGAATACCGCCGCCCGTGGCCGCGTCGACGAAAGCGACGCCACCCGGTAAGCTGTCAATGTCGCGGTTCTTCAGCGAGGTCGGCATTTGCAAAGGTGGCCGCGTCATAAAATCGATGGCCTGGCCCTTGCGCAATTGTTCCTGTTGCAGCTGTTTGATGTCGCCCAGCGCTTCCATGCCTGGCGAATTGCCGTAAATG